GAAGTCATAGGTTCGACATCGTCAGACCCTGCGTGATACGTCAGTAGAAGTACTGTCCAGAATTTCATCATCTGCAACAATCCTGATAGCCACAGTCTTCGAATTTTGCGTGACATTCACAGTACGGTAAGTCCTCGTCAAATTTACGAGATTCACAGACAGCAATTACATCTTGTAGCAATGGTGTCAGAAACGTAGGTTCTGCTTTTAACCTAGTTACCGCTTCATCGTGAATTGCTTGTAGGGCTAGCACCCGTGCGATGCGTTTAGATTTTACATCAGGGTTGTTTGTTTGGTACACTACCTTGGCTGTGATAAGTAATTCATGTTCGTCTACATGTTGTAGGCGGTTGAATACAGATAGCATGTCTTTAGATAGGTATCTGTCTGTACCTTTAGGTTCACCGAAATTAGGGTTCAATTTGTCCATCTTATTCTCCCGTGTATTTGTTGAGACCTTTGAGGTCGTTGAAGTTGGTGACAAGTGTTGCGCCTTGCTTGTGCGCGATAGGTGCGATACACCATCCTGCGCGTTGCTTAGTCGCTTGGTATTCGCCACAGTCTAGGCAGAAGTTGTATCCCAATTCTTTTCGGCGTTGTGAGTAGGGTTGGTCGCATGATATGCAGTGAGCTTTGATAGGCATGATAATCTCCATTGGTTTGATTAGTTAGTTTTGATTAGTAGTTAGTAACTACACGAAGTAGATACAGTCTGAAGAGAGAGCCGATATGTTGACCATCACTCCAGAACATATACTACTATACCATAGTATAAGGCCAATGTCAAGGTTTCTGAGCGTGTCCTGTTGTGCCAAGTATCGTCAAGTATTGCGAGGTTGTGTGACGTAGTTTTAAACTACAGGGTTAAAAGGTAATGTTCCGTGCTAAGTTATTGATATGATTACAATGTTCCAATCGGGTTTTATAATGTTCCATTTGGTGTGTCTGTAAGTGCTTGAAATCATTGGAATGTTCCAATGTTCCAAATGTTCCGTTGATTTTTGTGGGTCAGGCAAATTGTGGGAGAGGTTGGTATCGCATTATAGAGGGGGTCGCGTACGTAGTGCTATATTTTTTTATAGGGAACATTAGGAACATTAGGAACATTGTAATAAAATCAATGACTTATTTTTGCCCCTTATGGAACTTCTTGTGGAACATTAGGAACATTACAATGGAACATTATAAAAACAAGGCATCTGCATACATGTTGCTCCGCGAAGCTACTTAGAGAACTGGTATATGTCTCGTAGTTTAAAACTACACGTAACGGGCCCGATGAGTTAACATACATAAACATACGAGGAGATGTACACACGAAGTACGCATGACCCGCGAAGCTACTCAGAGAACTGGCTTCCATAGCGTAGTTTGTAGCTACGAGTTTTAGTAAGCATCACAACAAAGCCGATTGCTCTGTGACGCGAAGCTACTCAGAGAACTGGCTTCCGCAAAAAAAGACACAAAAAAAGCGCCGAACCTTTCGGCTCGGCGCGTGTAGTTATTTTGGTGCAAATGTAAAAGACATTTGGCTAGGTTGTTTTAATATATCATGGCACGAAGTATACCATTTACGACGATTTAAAATTTCTTCAATTTCATCTGGCGGTAATTGTGGTTTGATTGCATTAAAAAACCTATCAAACTTTTCGTCGTCCCATTTGATCATAACACCGATCATTACTTTGCCGATACGGTTCCAGTTCCATCTTTCGTCGATCAGGTCTTGATCTCCGACAGTATATGGTAGTTCTTTCAACATTGTTTTGTTTCCTCTATTGAATGTTAGTAAGGAGCGGCCGCGGCCGCTCCAAGTTAAGTTTTATTACTTGGCTTTTTTGACTAATTGAAAACCTGCATTTTTTGCAACAGTCTTGAAACCTGCAATAACCTCTTCAGTATCGAAATCATCTGACAAGGTATCGACGTCTGCTACAATAACAGCATTGAAAAGTTTGTTACATTCGTCTGATAGACGTTCGACCAAACTTCTGTTCTTGTTACCTGTTTTAGCGATACGTGCTTCAGTTATTCCGCGAGTAACAATAGCGTCGGCCATTTGCTTCATAATGCGTTTCGCTTTGTTATTCCAAAACGCCCAGTCTTTTGGACGGCCTTGAGTATTGAAACGTTCACCTTTGAAACAAGCGGCGATTGCTCCGTCTGCTTCGGCCGCTGTTTTACTCAAAAGAGTTTGCGCATCTTTTGGAAAGCGTAAAGATATGATTTGAATAGCTTGTTTAATCTGTTCTTTCGACATGGTCTTTTTAGTAAAGTCGATACCATTATCGATTGCCCTAGTTATCAACTCACCTCTAGCGACATCGGCCGCTTTCGATTTGTTACTATCGACAGTTAATGCTTTGAGAAATTTGTCACCTAGCACTACGTTTGATTGATTAATCTTTTGGTTAGTTTTAGTCATAGTATATTCCTTTCATAGAATATTTTATCTAGCGTCACATCATGTTTCGCTTTTGATAACACCAGTATACTTGTTTACATGTGTTATGTCACAGTATCGCGCTTGTAGTTTTAAACTACGAGACCCCACCTACCCCCGACCCCCCTACGCGTACCTAGGGGCGGTGGCTCCTTATAATACTATTCTGTACAAATATTTTACGTTTTTCCAAAAACGAATCCGGCCCCACAAAGTATCGTCACGGGTATCAAAACAGACCCCCCTACCTAGCGTTTTCGGCGCGCTAAGTTACCCCACCCCCTCGTATATAAAAACGTCTCCTATCAAACTGGATTGAAATGCTGTAAAATTTTTTGTATAGTTGCACAAACGAGGGCTAAAAATGACTATACATATTGAACCTGAGCGCGGAGTACCGACCCGCAAAGCTCCGGACATGAAAGACCTTGCGATCAAAACGTCTGCAGCTGCGAAGACGGTAGAGTATCTGCATGCCAACGGGTTAGAGGTCGAAGCAACCAGTGAAGACAAGGATAATGCGGCGGCTTTAGCTGTATCTTATGCTGAGAACCCTCAAAAAACATCCAAAGTTGCAACGCCGAAACGAGTGGCCCAGCTGACACCCGCGACTTTATTGCTGACAGATAGAATCCTGAAGGACTTTGGGCACTCTGTGGTGAAAAGTGCGACGCAGGTACGCCACCTAGTTACAAATAAACTGATAGAAGAGACCGAGAACCCTGATCCGCGGATACGCATACGTGCGTTGGAGCTGTTGGGTAAGGTCTCAGACGTTGGGTTGTTCGCTGAGAAGTCTGAAGTGACTATAACGCACCAGACATCGGACGATCTGAAGGACAAATTGCGCGAAAAGCTGTCTCGACTGGTGAATCCTGAAGAGATTGAGGACGCGATTACAATAAATGGGGATGTTATCGACGTAGATAAGGAGCTAGGGCTCGATGTCTGACAATTTAGCTAGTTTAGCTAAAGATATGGATTTCTCTCCGGAGGATATCCAGCACATATTGGACAATCTGGACTCGTTTAGTCCTGAAGAGCTGGTCGAGATAGACTCAATCGTGGGGGAATTGTCCTCACGGCAGACAAACAAGGCCGCGCACGACGATCTGATAGAGTTTTGCAAGCGGATGCAGCCAGATTACAAGGTTGGGAGGCATCACCGCATACTTGCAAACATGTTAATGGACGTTGAACGTGGGCCGACAGCTAAGGATGGTAAGGACAGGGTGTGCGTAAACATACCCCCGCGTCATGGTAAGTCGCAGCTCGTGTCGATATTTTACCCCGCTTGGTTTTTAGGGCGGAATCCTGATAAGAAAGTAATGATGGTGTCGCACACCACAGACTTGGCGGTGGATTTTGGACGTAAAGTCCGTAACCTGATCGCCTTAGACGACTATAAGTCCATATTCCCGGAGGTTTCTCTTGCGGTGGACAGTAAATCAGCGGGGAGATGGAATACAAACTTTGGAGGAGAGTATTTTGCGTGTGGTATTGGTTCTGCTTTGGCTGGGCGTGGGGCTGACCTATTGCTGGTTGACGACCCACACTCTGAACAAGATGTTATCAACGGGAACTTTTCTGTCTTTGAAAAAGCCTACGAGTGGTTTACCTTCGGAGCGCGAACAAGGCTAATGCCCGGCGGGCGTGTAGCTATCGTGCAGACTAGATGGCATATGGACGACCTGACAGGGCGTGTAACTAACGATATGGTCAAGAATGAGATGGCCGATCAGTACGAAATCGTTGAGTTTCCGGCAATTTTAGACTCTGAGGACAAAGATGGTAAGCCAATAAAGAAACCTTTGTGGCCAGAGTTCTTTGATCTCCCTGCGTTAGAACGAACAAAAGCTTCGATGCCTGCGTTCCAGTGGAACTCGCAGTATCAACAGCAGCCCACATCTGAAGAAGCCTCGATT